ATAAGAGGCCCACAACAAAAGTGAAATCATTGACAGCCCCACCAATCCCGTTAGCATCCACCTGAATAACTTGAAAGCCATTGTTGTAGCCACTGTAGATATAGTTACTGCCATTGAGCGAGTTAACGTACATACCTCGTGAATAACCAGCCAAGTTATTAGTGATCTGGCGATAACCCCAAATCTTTCTGGGGCGACCGCGTTGAAACCGAACCCAAAGCCCATCGGTATAGTATGGCTTGTCAAAGTAAGTCCCATCCCTTTGAATTCCGGGTTGAGTGGCTAGGCCGTAGACTTTCTTTGTCATCAGAAAGTACCGCCAGCAACACCGCCCGTGAATGTACCTGTGCCCGGTATTGTGAGTCCCGTCGCAGTCAATGCAAACAAGTTTACACCTAAAACTGCTATATCAAACTCACCAGAATTGGCATGGTAAACCCCAGTTGTGGGTTCAGATGAAAAGTAAAGTGATGGAGCACCAGCAGTTCCGTTCGGTAAAGAAAGCGAACTAGAACCCGCTAAAACCGTATTTGCGTTGACCAAATTGATTGAATCACAGATCAAAATTGACTGTAAATTAGAACCAATGGTTGCATTTGCACCGCCAGAAACACCGGTTGTAATGGTAACGGTATAGTTACTGACGCCGCCTACAGTGGCGTTTTCAATGTAATAAACCTGTACCGATGGGGGAACTTGAATGATCACGTTGGACGTCAAGGTTCCAACGAACTTCATAATGACGTTTGATGCCTCAGTGGTGGTCAGCACATAAGTACCGCCTGTCACTGACTTTGTGAGTTGCGTAAAGGCAAAATTGGTATTTCTGCCAAGGCCAACGGTATAGAAAGCGTTGCCAGAGCAGACGATCATCGCTGAGTCGCCCGGATTGAAATACAAGTTAGCCGAGCCATTGATCGTGTCAGATCCTGAGCAAACAACGTTCAGAGCACCAGTTCCAGCATCTCTGATATACATATACCAACTATTACCCAAAGAAGCGGATGTTCCCAGAGTAAGTGTGCCAGCGCCGCCAGTCCAGACATAAGTTTGCGCCAAGAAAGTTGAATCAGTAGTCTGATTCGTTGAGAAAGTGGTTACAGGCGTAACCGTGTTCAAGGTGTTAGAGATAGCCAATAGACCGTATCCGGCCAATGTAGCGGCCTGCACCGATGAGGCACCAGATCCAAAGGCCAAATCTTCCCAAGTACCAGCCGTTGTGCTGACATCGGTCAAATAGATATAAACAGCACTGCTAGGAGCAATACTGGCAATTAAAGCGGCCCCACCGTAGGAATAGACGTTTAGCGTCGCACTTCCATAATTGCGGATCATTGCATCTTGGCCAACAGAAGCCTGAGATGCTGGGGGCATGTAGAGATGGTAGGCGGCGTTGGAGGTTGATACATCCATGATACGAGCCGCATAGACTTCAGTACCATTACCATCAAAAGACCAGAACAACTGAGTTGTAGCAGTCAGCGTGATGTTGTTGTATGAGACGTCCGTTGGCTGGATTACGTCACCAGTGAATGGGCTTAAATAACTCATGTGTCAAGTACCGTTGCTTGTCTGTCACCAATGCGCTGTGTATCCTCTGACTTGAGGGCGTTCATCGCAGTTGTATATTGCTGTTGCCACATCGGGATTCTGTCATCGTTCTTTAAAAACGGCATAGCCTGAAGGAGCGAACCATACAACAGCGCTTGCGGCGCATACTGGGTGAACCAGTTGGTTTGGTTGGAAGAATCAAGCGGCTGTACCCGCTCGTAGTAGAGAACCTCAAAAGCGTAGGCTTGGTCGGGTGTTGGAGCGACTAGCCAATTGTCGTAATTGTAGTCACCGTAGTACAAAGGTAAGCCCTCTGTAGTTGAATTCTGGTCGTAGTAGCGCAAATATTCGTACTTGCGTAAAAGGACTGGGTTTCGATTCCCTAACGAATCGGTTACGTTCATGGAAACCGTTTTGTGCCAACGAGTGGGTTTGGCAATGATTGGGTTTCCGGGAACCATTGTGCTGGTGGCAACATTCAAGTTTCCAAGGAACTTGATGTCGATTGAAATGGTCTGTTCCGCCAACATAATGAAGAGCGGAATGTTTTGCAGAGTAACTTGGTCGGAACGCTCTAGGTAATTCTGAATATTTACAGTCAGTGAATCATAGGTCATTACAGACGCTGTACTAGCAATCGGCGATGCAGTCGTGGTCATAACCCATTACCCCAATTAGTTTTATTCCATATTGCCATTTTATAGACCTTTCAGGCACTAAGCAAGAACGTGGTATGCCCGCTCTGTCAAGGCTATACGCTCATCTAATCCAAATAAGCCGCCATTGATCCTTTTGCACAAACCTTCTTCATTGCCAGCCTCAGCCAGTTGGTTACAGCCGTGTGTGGACCAGAACCAGCCTGCACTCATGGCGGCCCACATCGGAGTGGCCACCAACTGAGGATTCATCACAAAATCCTGACCCAAGGCTTGGCCACAGTGCCAATAGTTGTCGTGAAAGGTAAGTTGGATACACCCTCTTCCGTGGAAACGGTGCCCATCTCCTGACGCCTCGTCTCGATTGCCGCCTCGATTGGCGTAAATTCTGTTGGCAATCTTTTCGGGATTGTGAGCGTAAACTTCAATCTCTCCGGGCTTAAATTTGTGACCAAACAACTTTTGAAGGGTTTCGGCTCGGTAATTAAGGTTTTCTTCCAGTGTTTTGAAATGGTTGCACTCGTGAGAGCACTGGCCGATAAATGCGGCTTGTTCTTTGATGGTAAAAATGTTGAACTTTTGGATAGTTGCATTCAGTGGTTCCACCCATTCTGGCCCTATTCCAAGAGCATGTAATTTCTCAGCCGTTATCATAGTTGAACCAAAATAAGAGTAAGAACGAGAACGATAGCGCACAGAAGAACAAGAGTGAATTTATCATTCATTTGACTCCCTCATTGACGGTTTTCATTACGGTTTCGTACTGGGCGATGCAGGAGTTGAGACTGACGATGGCGCTGTCTCCGTCTGCGGCGATTTGGACAATATCTTTAATAGCCTGTCTGTCAGATTCGGCTCCACTGGCTCCATTCCCAGAGGAGGCACTTGAATCGGCTTGTACACCACAGGTGGAGGGGAGGCGCAACTCGCCAGAGTCAATACGAGCATCAATACTAGACTGCTTTGCTTTAATGTCATTTTTAGCCTTTTTAAGTGCTGAATTTGCGCTTGCTAGTTTTTGTCCGAGTTCGACTTCTTTTGCCCGAGCCTCGCCATTAAGTCGCTCAATTTCTGCTTTATCTTCTGCAACCCGTCTTTCATAGCCGTGGTGATCTGAGACATAAAAACCTCCAGTGACAATTAACGCCAATCCCACAACCTTCATCAAGAGGGCATGGGGCTTTAACATAGGTACAAACCCTATGAAATAACTCAATCCATAAGCAACTGCACCGCCGATCAAAGCGAGAAGTGCAATCCAATAAAACAAGTCTTCAAAGAGCCAAGCAATCATATGGCCTCTCTCCTAGCCGTGGCCATGCGTTCACGCTCTTCATCATGCTCTAGAACTGGCGGGCCAGAAGGGGGTGGAGGAGGCGTCCAAGCCTGCGTCGGGTCAATGCTGAACCCAGATGTTGAATTGTCCAAGTTTGGGCCAGTAAAGCCCATTTGAGTGCCCATTGTGTTGTAACCAATCCTTTGCATGGATTGGCCAAGACAAGGGTTCATCGGCATTACAGGAGGTGGTGGAGGCACGCTAGACTTGCCTGTGAGCACCAAACTGACCACGGTGAATATCTGGGCCATGACCATCGACAAAATCGCTATGATGGCCTTATCCGCTGGTGCCTCATTGAACAACGGTTGCTCTACAAAAACGATACTGTAGGAAAACAGAGTCGCCACCATCACCAAGACAAAACAGAATGTCTTGAGAATGAATGCCTTTGTTTCGGCTTCGAGTTGTTCAGGGCTTTTTGTCATCTCTGTTCTTGTTGAAAAATTCTGGACAATTTTGAGCCGCAACACAGAGAGGAGGCTTGCAATCCTTTTGCTCCCAGTTGTTAGGGTCTTGGCAATGGTATCGATAGTGGTC